GTCACTTTTGTTATTTCTTCTGTCAATGGGTGAAGATACTCAACAGGCTTTTCGCCTGTCCTGCGTTTAATGTATTGAGTTGTTCCTCCAGAGTTAAGTGGTCCAGGACGAGCCAACGCAGTTATTGATGCCACATCCTCAAAGTTTTGAACTTTCATCTGGCGTGTTAATGACTGGAGTGCATAACCTTCAAACTGAAATATCCCAGCATATTTTTCATCATTTAAAACTTTAAATGCTTGTGGGTCTTCCAGATCGAAATTTATAAGTTGCTCACGCTCCCAACCAACTTGATCAAGAACATCTTGCAAAACACTCAGCGTCCTTAAACCCAAAGCATCAATCTTCAAAAGATTAAGATCCTCAGCATCTTTTTTATCGATCATTGCTGCACCTGATTGGTGACTTACTGAGCAGTATGTGTGAACTGGTTCTTCAGTTACTATTATACCTGCGGCGTGAACACCTGTGTGGCGTGCATGGTTTTCCATTTCAGCTGCAATCTTCATCTGTGGGTATTTCTCAAGAACTTTCCTCCCAACATCCAGTTCGTTGAAAGTATCAAGTATGCAAAATGCCGAACGAGAATCACCAGAGCTTCTCTCAATAATAGCACCTTTTAAATCATTGACCTCCCAAGTTGGTATTCCTAGTTCTTTTGAAACTTCTGCTATTGTGCTTTTTGCTTTATAGCGGGACACTGTTCCGAGGTGAGCAACTTTTTCTTTACCGTACTTGTCTCTGAGATATTGAATGACCATCTCTCTACGGTCGTCCTGAAAATCAATATCAATGTCAGGCAAGTCTTCACGAGTTATATCAATAAATCTTTCAAACAACAAATCATGCTTAATAGGATCAATATCAGTTATGCCAAGCAACCAGCAAACCAATGACCCAGCAGATGATCCTCTGGCTGGGCCAACAAGCATATGTTGTTTTGCATAATTTATCATATCAGCTATAACAAAGAAATAGTCTTCAAACTCTTTGCTGGATATCATGTCCAGCTCTCTTTTCAGCCTAGCTTTGTATTCTGGGTCATTAAGGTCAACTCTCCTAGGAACTGCACCTTCTTGGCAAAGTTGAAGCAAAGACTTAGTTTGCTCAAATGATATCATCTGCGCAACAGGCAAATCAACTTCACACTGAGATGCTATTTCATAGGTGTTGCTGAAAGCATCATCAGGAATCCAATTTAAACAACTTCTCAGATCCCATTCATTAAGTATATGCATTGGCTTGGTTCGGTCTGTCCTATTGCGGCCAACCAGAACCTCATATGCTTTTTTATCTTTAACTGAAGGGAAAAAATTATCGCTTGTCGCCAGAGGCTTGAATCCTTTTGAATCGCAAAAGTCAAGAGCTTTCCGAGTACTCATTGGATTCATCTCAATATAAAGATCGTCTTTTTTGGCCAAAGGAAGCATTCCCCACTCTGGGTGAGTTCCGCTGGTTATTATAACATTATCAGAGATGTCAAAAAGATCAGAGTATCCAAGCCTGTTGAAGTAGTAGAAGTTTTCTTTTTGGGTGCTTCTTGTGGCAAGCTCGTATATCTCTTTGAGCCCTGCATTGTTTTTGGCAATAAAACACATTCCATTTGCGGGTTGTTTTTCGCGTGCCAATGGATCTCCGACGACTGGTATTTCAACTCCGAACAGAGGCTTCTTTCCTGCTTCTCGGCATGCACTGTTAAAGGCAACATGACCCCAAGTACCAGAATCAGCAATGCCAATGGCATCACCCTCGCACGCTTCAATAACTTTTGATAATGGGCCATATGCTTTACGGAATGAATATTCAGTTCTTGCTCTAACATTAATCATTTTCCTTTCTCACTTTCATTAACAATTTTATTATATCACTTTTTATTTGAAAATTAGCGAACTGGTCTAGGGGTGCAACAACATAATTTTTTTGCCAATCAGAAATAATCTTAGCAACCTCTGAATTTATTTGGTCCTGCGTCATCAAATGTGCCCTTCACTTCTGTACCACTTGAGTATTTTTATAGTTGCTTCGACATCATTAACAGATCTGTGGGCATCTTTTATTTCTTCACCAGTGACTTCTTTGTGAATGTCACCTAGCTTTCTTTTTTTGCCCCAGACGCTTTCCCCAACTTCAACAGTGCAAATGTGATCATAAGGCCAAGGAAAGTGCAAAAGTTTGTCTATGCGCTCAAGATCAAATTTAAGCACCTTGCGATCAAAAGGCAAGTTGTGAGCAACCATAGATTTGCTTCCTAGGAAAAATTCACAAAGCCTGTTGTAGTTTGCTATGAATGGCTTTTCACCTTTAAGCATGTCGTCAGTTATCTTGGTAATCTTTGTTATGACTGGGTCAAGTGGGTGCCCAGGATTGCAAAAGAACTCAAGCCTGTCAATCTCTTCAAGAGATTCATTTAATTTGATCGCACCAAACTCAATAATGCGCGGTTGCATATTTAAATCAGAACCCTCGGCTTTGGGCAAACCTGTGGTCTCTAGGTCAAACACTATCATTTAATCTTCTCCATCCAAAGATTGAAGCATGAATGCGTAAACTCCCATATCGTGAATTGAATCTTCGTGAGATTTTGGCCAACCTTGGCAATAGCGCGTCATCTTGGCAACAAGCATGTTAACAATCCCGAAACGGTTGTGCTCTTTTTCAGTTGAAAGTTCTACACCATTGGGAAACAAAGCCATCATAACTTTACCGTGCTGATGATAGTTATCGCCATAAACTTTGTTGCGCTCACGGAAAGTTTCAAGAGCCTCCTCCATACAATCAGTTGGAGTTTTGTTCTTCAGATTCTCTTTGCTCATAGCCCTGTTGCCTCCCTTCTTCGATGCCTTGCTCATTGCCTTGTTCAAAACCTTTCGCAAATGCGTCTTCTGTTTTATCTTCTGAGTCTTCAACCATTCGATCGTAGCGTTCAGCTTTGTTCACAGCTTCCACAAGTTGGTCTCTGAGGGTTGCCCGAACATCAAATATACGAGCAACCTTTTCACGACCAATCTCAATATCATTGCCAATGATTCTTATATCCATTTAAAAATCTCCTGGAGCGACTTGAAGGCAAGTTAATCCTTCACCACGCCACATATCGACAACTGACTTCCTGTCCTCAAGAACAAACCAAACATCTGAGTAGTTAATTTCCTCATTGAACAGCTTTCTCTTGCACTCATCATCAGAAGTATTATCATCAAAAGGACGCATGATAAGCCTGTCGCAAGGAACATCATTAAGTTTTATCCACTCTTGAGTATCCATGCGATTGTCATCACTCCGAGCAGTCATGATGATTATCTCAGTCTCTTCCCTATCAAGTGCACGCAATATGTTGCAGATGTTTTCAATAGGCTTATCATTTTTACCAGCTTTGTTGAAGGCATCATAATCACGCTCTTTGTAGAGGTGCTTGCGATGACCATAATCTGAAAGTGTTCCGTCAAGATCAGCAATAACTATGCGCATGCCCATAATGGTGCCTCCGTAAATTTATATGTGCCACCACGAATGACACCTAGTTTTTCACCCATGTAATAGTTCCTGTAAGATTGAACAGGGTCATCACACTTATATTGATCAGGCATACCTAAATGAGGTTCTGTAAAGATGTCATAAGGTATGCTGTCAGGCAACTGGTGTAAAGCAGGCAACAATTCAGAGTGCTTGTGATTAACTGGTTCTTTTTTCTTTGAGCCATATCTTTCATAATACTGCTCTGAAAGATTCTCAACCATAACCAGCAACCAGTTATAATTTGCAGCTGACCTCATCACCCACTTTGAACATGGGTGATTCTGGTAGCCAAGAGGAAACATGCCAACGCTGTCAGCGTATGAATCCCCATCAAGCATCCTATGTGCATTGCAAAGCATCAAGACTGATTCTGAAATCATCTTATAAGAATGAACGTCACAATGCATTTTTGCAGCGACCACTGGGTCGTGATCTAAATAAAATATATTCATAATATTTCCTTTCTCAATAAAGCAAGTATACTTTAATTAGCCACCGAACAAAAGCCTTTTTACACGCTTAAGAACTGAATCAGCCTCTTTAATTGCTTCATCAGCTTGAACATAAAGTTCATCAAGAGACTTTTGCTTTGATGGTATTTTTTTGTGAAGTATGTATGTCACCTGATTGAATGTCAATGATTTAACATCTGAGATTTGATTATAGGACTTGCCCAAAATTTTCATCTGGTGAACATCATCAATCAATTTTTGAGAATATTTAGCCATTCTTTCCTCCTGTTGGATTAAGTGCCTTGCCCATGGATGGTGCCGCCCATTCAGTTGGGGTTAAAAAAGGTTCAGCCCATGGGTGAACTTTAACAACCTCAGAAACCATAAGTTTGAACACATTTTGATATTCACCTTGGGCTCTTGGTGATAGCCGAGACTTAGCCATTTCACTCATTGTGCGCAAGTTAAATTTTGCAACAATGTTGGTGTGAATGTTTGTTGGCAATACTCCACGAGCATCTTCCGCTGGCACACCCAACTCACGCAACTGCTGGTAGCGCAGATTTATAAGTTCCATGGTCTGGTCGTAAATTAACTTAGCATGCTCATTCTCTGGCTCATTAAACCTATCAGGAGTGTAATATGTAAACCCCTCCATATCAACAGTGCGTTGAGACTGTTGGGCATATGAGGCTTGGCGAGTCCGTACAAACTGATGGGTGAATCCCCGACTAACATCACGGATGTTAAATGTGTAGTCTATAAACTCCCAAGATGAGCGGATGGTCTTGAGCATATAGTCAAGCTCCTCCTGCTTTTTATTTTCAGGCCAATCAGATATCGATGAATATGCATCGTCATCATTCATTAGGCGAGTATTTTTAGTGAACAGCAAAAGGTTTACTGCGTCACTCGTGTGATTTACCAATTCGACTTTCATTGATTTTCTCCTTTCTGAGAATGCATCCATCTGGCATAGTCAGTGCCACCACGGATAAATTGTTCAACAACCTTTAGGTCATCAACAACATCATCAAGCAGGAGTTGACGCCATGTGGCGAATCTCCCGACTGAATATATATTATGTTTGTTTGTCATTTGGAAAATAAATTCTTTGCGAATCTTATCGTCGATAGGCATTATCTTGCCATACTCTTGTTCAGACTCTTCCATGCCGTCTATCTTGTAAGACCTTATGCCAAAGTCTTCATTTAGAACGTCCATTGCATGAACACCAATGTTGGTGTCTGGCTTTTCAGTGAACTCAGATATAAGCGTGTCACCTATGAGAGAGACCCTGTAATGTTTTTTAAGTGGGTCTGGGTAATAAATAGTTTGACAAACTTCACACAGAGGGTCTGAAATTTTAACTTTTTGAGTCCATATTTTTTGCTTGGGGAAATCAGGTATCTCATCCCAACCAACAATCTTCATTAACAAAGGCATCGGGAGAGTTGATATTATCGGTCTGTGTGGTTCCCACTCTTGCAACTCTTCAAGGACTTTGCGGTCTAGTTTTGAATTATACTCTATTGAGCAGTTTGAGGCCATCTCGCTTATAAGATGCCATGGCGCAATATACCTGTCAACTTCGGAAAGATTATTTATTGACCTGTCAAGAATTGAACCAGTAACTTTTTGAGAGTACATGTTGCTAAGCATAAGATTGGGTGTTGTTATAATTTCACCATCATGCTTGATTGCTTTTTTCACACGAACTTTTTTAAATGGAACTGCGGTGGCAGTCTCTACTTTATCAGATCGGAATCGGAGCAAGGCACCATGATTGTTTGGCAAAGAGCTTTGAGCTTCTTTCACAACTGGGTTAAAGCTCCGCATCATATTCCCTGCTAACAAACCTGCCAGCCCTGCTCCGTAAATAATCATCCTTTGTAATTCCCTCTTGGTGCACATGTGACATCAATTACGACTGGCACATTCTTTTCATTTATCCTGCGCTGAGTGTAGAACATAACAGGACGCAGGTCAACCGAATGACATTCTTCAATAGCATTAATGACCTCGGTGCGTGACAGTGCGTGAATGTTTTTGTCAACAATCAGCTCGGTGGTAGGTGTGCCGCTACAAGCTGACACACCCAGACCAATTAACAATACAAGATACCTCATACCAACTCCACTCTGCCTTTTTTGATATCATGGGCTAGGTCTTCTCGGCAACCACCTTTTGTGCTACCATGACCTGCGGCCAGTTCAACAAACTCTTCATATGAGATTGTTCCATGCCCTAAGAACAAGCTGAAATTCTTCCAACCACGAGTGCCCTCTTTGCGGGGATTGACATCCACTAGGCACTTAATCTTTTTACCTGCGAATGCACCACGAGGCTTTTTGGCATCATCTTTGACGATCTTCGCAACATCCATGCCCATGTTCTCTCTGCTGAATGGTGCAGACTTAGGAGTAATGCCGAGAGGTGTCATGCCCTCCAGTGGAGCTACCTGAGGAGTTTTCTTTGGCGCCT